ACAAGGACGAGTTCGACGAGCTAGTCCAGAAGGAGGTTGAACGCCGGTCGGCAGCGTCTCAGAGGGTCGCTGACGAGTATCGTCACCGTGCCGAGGCTGCCGAGGCCAATCTCGCGGAGGCTGAGGCGACCATCGAGCGGGTTCAGGCACGCATGCGCGGCCTTCGCGGCATCGACCCACTCAACGACCACTACGCCTTCGCGCTCGGGGTCGCGGATGGACTAGCGCATGATCTGAACCCACCCAAGCCGTTCGAGCTGCCAACCGAGGTCCCGGCGCGGATCGAGGCGAAGCAGGACGGTCGCACCTACGTCCTCGATCTCTGGGTTGACGGCGACGGCGGGACGCTCTGGTTCGGCCGCGGATGTGCGCCGATCAGCGCCTCGCAGGTAATGGCCGACTTCACCGGCCACCGGCTGCTCGACGGGGAGGCGTGATGAGGGCTGCGGTCATTTGCGTGTGTGTCTTCCTATGCGTCCTGACTATTGCCGGAACATGGGCGGCGAATCAGGCGGCCCAGCAGCAGGAACGGCAATACACCCTCTGCCTCCAGCATGGCGGGCAGTTCAAGTACAACCCGGTCGGAGGCTGGGCATGCGAGGGCAATAAGCCATGACCCGCGTCGAGGCTATAGCGAAACTGCTCGCGGAGCACGACTTCGACAACGACCGCACCCATCCCGACAAGGGCATGTATTACTGCGTCTGCGGCGCGGCCACCGATGTGTATATCGAGCATCATCACGCCGCTGTCGTGGACGCATGGCTGGCAGAGCAGGAGCGGGAGGAGTGGGGCGTCGAGTTCTTCGATGTCGAGGTCTTCGAGGATGAACAGGCTGCGAGCCAAGCGTGGGAGCGCATGCATCTGAACATCCACGGCAAGCCGATAGAGGTCGTCAAGGTCGTCCGCCGCCGCGTGGGCGAGTGGGAGGAAGCGTGAGCCCGGACCTCGCCACGGAGGCGGCACGCATCCGTGCGGCTGTGGAGTTCTTCCGCGGCGGCCTGCACCACCACTTCCCCCTGTCCGCGTGCAAGTCGAAGGCAGCGAAGGCGTCCCGCGCCACCGTGAAAGCCGCCCTCGAACTCGCCGAGCGGCGCCAGGCGGAGTTCATCCGCAACCACCCCGAGGCCACCGGCGTCGAACTCGCGAAAGCCCTCGGTGTCAGCCCCGCCCTCGTCTCAATGCTGAGGAAGAAACCATGAGCTACTGCCGCTGGGGCGAGGACGGCTCCGACGTGTACGTCTACGAATCCAAGGCCGGGTGGATCACCCACATGAATGACGGCACCGGCTACTCCGACAGAACCCCCGGCAAGTGCGCGGACCGCCTCGAATGGCTCAAAGCCGCCGGCTACCACGTACCCGACGGCGTCATCGAAACACTCAGAGAGGAACAAGAGGATGGCTGACAGGCTCGCCGAGATACGCGCACGGCTCGAAGCCGCGACACCCGGGCCGTGGGAGTGGGACTACAACACGCTCGGGAGCGACATCGCCGAGGTTGCAGAGCCGAGCCTGACCTGTGGGCGCTACTGCATCGGCGGCAGCGTGCGCATCGACATCAAGGCCGACGACGCCCAGTTCATCGCCCACGCACCCGAGGACATCGCCTGGCTGCTCGAACAGCTCGCCGATGCGTGGGATGAAGGCGCGGAAGCCTACGCGACACGCTATGAGCGCGACGAGTCGCTGCCACTGACCAACCCCTACCGGAAGGCCACCGATGCCTGAGAGGCGAATGATGAGCGACGAACGCGACGAACTGGCTGACATCATCGCGGCCCACAACAACACCTCTGGGCTGGGCGGGGTAGCGAGGCGGCTTCCGGATGGGTCGCCAGTGTATGAGGGCGAGCAGTTGCTCGCGGCACTGATCCTCGCCGCTGGTTACCGCAAGCCGCGCCAAGTTACCACCGCCGCCGAGTTGGATGTGCTCGCGTACGGGAACGTCATCCGCGACGACTACGGCATCGTCTACGCGAAGCCGTACAACAAGGACAACTTCTGGCTCATGGTCGGCGACCATGAGCGACACCCCTCAGCACACATCCTTCTCCCAGCGACACTCATACGCGAGGAGGCCCCCGATGCCTGAACCCATGCCTGAGCGTGTCATCCTGTCTGTCGCCGCCGCCGAGCACGAGCTCGAAACCGTCGCGACGCTGATGGAGTCCATCGGCCAGGTCAACGAGGCCCGCGACGCCCTGCTCTCCTACGCTCTCGGGCAACGCGCAACGCCCCCATGGTGGGGCGCGGGCGCGGTCGTCGAGGAGCTCTCGTGAGCGGGTCCGGGTTCCTGCCGAACGCATGGCACAACGCCATACTCGCGAGCCTCCGCGCCCAGCCGACGATCGCTATCCCATGGGCGGGCGAGAAGGGCCGGTACACCTACAAGGCCCTCGGCGACGAGCGCTACCGCCGCAAGGTCGAGCGGGTCATCGAGACACCGCCGACCGCCGAGGAGCTCGCAGCGTACGCCGAGGCAGAGGCCGCTTGGGCGATCCTCGAACACTCCCCCTACTTCGAGCCCGGCGGTCCCGAGTACGGGCCGGAGCTCACCCCGCCGCAGCCGAAGCGCGAGTACGTATACGCCGAGACTGAAGAGGCGTGGATCGAACGGTGCAGGAGGATCGATGCCGAGGGCTAAGCCGATCTTCATCTGCGGCGGAGACCTTCGCCCCGGGCCGCGCGACGAATGCCCCAACGCTCTGCACGACTGGCCGCTCCCCGCGGGCTACATCGACGCCCACGAAGTCGCCATGTCCCGCATCGGCCGCCGATGGACCAACCGCCGCTGCCCCGACTGTGGGCTCTACGGATGGATCCCCGGGCGACTCAAGGACACCGACGTGATGGTCCAGGCTACCTAGCCCCAGGCAAACGTTGCATGACACGCCGACACGTGGTACTTGCGCCGGCGGTCAAAATCGTGTCATATAGAAGTAATCATGATGGGAGTCCCGTAGGGGGCTCCCATTCTCTTTTCCCCGCGCATACAGCCCCAGGAGGGCATCATGCCGCAGCCCAAGCCGCTCTCCCCGGAGGAGAAGCAGCAGATCCGGGACCTCCACGCCGAAGGCCTCTCCCGAAACGAGATCGCCCGCCGAGTCGGCCGCTCCAACGGTTCCGTCACGAACTACTGCAAGAATGAAGGGCTCACCTTCCCGCCCGGCACCGCCTCAGTCATGGCCGAATCCGCGGCGCTCACCGTGAAGCAGCGCACCCTTGCCGCCCACGCACGGCAGCTCGAGATCCTCGAACTCCTGCAGACCCAGTTCATCGCCGGGATGCGCGGCACGGAGTGGAAGACGAAGATCAAGGGAACCCAAGGCCGAGAGCTGATCAAGTCCCTCGACTTCGTCCCGTCCACCGACAAGCGGGACGAACAGTCAGCGATCGCCTCAGCCGCGTCATCCCTCAAGAACCTCGCCCCCACCGACGACGCCGGCCGCGACGCCGCGATCTCCGTCGTAGAGGCCCTCGCCCGGTCCCTCGGCCTACCCCCGGAGGCACCCGAGGGGCCAGCCGAGTAGACCGGGGAGGCGACAGTGTCCGCCCTCTCCCCCAAACAGCTCGACTTCCTGCAGAACTCCACAGCGCAGGTCAACGTGTGCGACGGGTCGATCCGCGGCGGGAAGACGTTCGTCACCCTGCTCCGCTGGTTCATCTTCGTCGCCCGGGCACCGCGCGGCGGCGAGCTCGTCATGATCGGCCGCACCCGCGACTCCATCTGGCGCAACCTCGTCTCCCCCATGCAGGACCCCGCCCTGTTCGGGCCCATGGCATCCCAGGTCATCGGGAACGTCGGCGCCCCCACCGTGAAGATCATGGGCCGCCTCGTGCACCTCATCGGCGCGTCCGACGCGAAGGCCGAGAAGGTCATCCGAGGCATGACCGTCGCCGGCGCCTACGTGGACGAAATCACCGTCCTCGCCGAAGAGTTCTTCACCCAGCTCCTCGGGCGCATGTCCGTGGCCGGCGCGAAGCTGTTCGGGTCCACGAACCCCGACAACCCGGCGCACTGGTTCAAAGTCAAGTTCCTCGACCGGCTCGCCGAGCTCAACCGCGACGACGACGGCAACCCGGTCCGCAGGTGGGCGCACTGGCGCTTCACCATGGACGACAACCCGTCCCTCACCGAGGACTACAAGGCCGCCAAACGCAAAGAGTTCACCGGGCTCTGGTTCCGGCGGTTCATCCAAGGCGAATGGGTCGCCGCCGAAGGCGCGATCTACTCCATGTGGGACCCGGAGAAGCACGTCGTGCCGTGGGCGGAACTGCCCCGGTTCGAACGGTTCCTCGCCGTCGGCGTGGACTACGGCACGAACCACCCCACAACCGCCCTGCTCCTCGGCGTCGCCCCCGACTACGACGAGTACGGCCGCAAGACCCGCCGCCGCCTGTACCTCGTGGACGAATGGGGCACCCCGGACGGGCACCTCCTCACCGACGCGGAACTGTCCCGGCAGCTGCGCGGCTGGCTCGACACCAAGCACCACCCAACCCAGCACCTGCAGCCCGAGTACCTCGTGTACGACCACGCCGGCCTGTCGTTCCGCACACAGCTGTACAAGGACGGGGTGCAGAACCTCATCCCGGCCGACAAGGCCGTCGAGTACGGCATCAAGACGGTCGCGTCGCTGCTAGGCAACGGGTCGCTCCTCGTCTCGGACCGGTGCCGCGGGTTCATCCGCGAAGTCACCGGCTACTCGTGGGACGACAAGGCCAAGCTGCAGGGCAAGGACCAGCCCGTGAAGGTCGCCGACGACTACATGGACGCCGCCCGGTACGCCATCACCACCACCGAAACCCTCTGGTCCGAGCTGATAACCGCCGCATAAGAACAGGGGGTGGAGCGCGTGCCGCTTCCCGCATCCGGCTCCGGCATGGAATGGCCCCCACCCGCGTACCAGCACGCCTACCAGGACATGGAAGTCAACGACGCCTGGTACTCCGGCGACGTCGACTCCCTCGAAATGCACTACGCCACCACGCAGGCTGTGCGCACCGCAGGGTTCTGGGGTCAGGCGAAGCGGTTCTTCATGGGCACCCCCGTGCCGGGGCAGCAGTCGCAGCGACCCGTGAAGCTGCACGTGCCCATCCCGTCGGAGATCTCCCGCATGTCCTCGCAGATCCTCTACGGGGAGATGCCGAAGGTCGAGCTCGCCGACTTGGACGAGGACGGCGACGCCCCGAAGCTCCCGGACGTGAAGCGGAAGGCCGCGAACAGCCGCCTCACGGACCTCCTCGACGACTCGGCGCACGCGTCGTTCCTCGAAGGTGGGGAGCTCGGCTCCGCGCTCGGCGGGTCGTACCTGCGGGTCACGTGGGACCGGTCGATCGTCCCGGACAGGCCGTTCATCACCGCCGTCGCCCCGGACGCCGCTGTCCCGGACTTCCGGTTCACCCGGCTTGTCGGGGTCACGTTCTGGTCGGACCTCGCCCCCGTGGATGGGACGAACGGGCAGTACCGGCTCCTCGAGCGGCACGAGCCCGGCACCATCGAATGGGGCCTGTACCTCGCAGTCAACAAGGACCAGCTCGGCACGCGGGTGCCGCTCACTGAGCACCCCGCCACGGCTGGGCTCGCTGACATCGTGTCCGAGGAATCCACGGTCGAGACGGGCTCCGAGCTCCTCACCGCGGTGTACATCCCGAACGTCCGCCCGGTGCGCCTGCGCCGCAAGGACCCGGTCGCGTCGAACTTCGGCCGCTCCGACTATGAGGGCGTCGACTCCCTGTTCGACGCGCTCGACGAGGTCTACACGTCGTGGATGCGTGACATCCGGGTCGCGAAGTCGCGGATCTTCGTTTCCCGCGACGTGCTCGACGTCGGGCTCCCCGGGCAGGGCGCCACGTTCGACGCGGACCGGGAAGTCCTCGTGCCGGTGAAGAACCCGCCCGGCGGGTTCGGGTCCGGGACCGGGACCCCGATGGCGTCGCTCGTGCAGGCGCAGCAGTTCACCATCCGGTGGCAGGAGCACCAGTCCACCGCGAAGGACATCCTCGTCCAGATCTTCACCGCCTGCGGGTACGCGCCCGCAACGTTCGGGATCTCCACCGACTCCGTCCGCAC